CCTTTCGGGCTGTGACCAACCACGGCCCAAAGGACAACCCACTCCCCCGGCAGGGCATCTAGTAAGCAGATATTAAACGGAAAGGAGAGCCTCTCTTGTACGTTTCCTGCCGGGGGACTCCCTTCAAATATGCCGCAGCACGATGCAGCCCACATATCAGGGCCGGAGGGTCGCGCCCTCCATGCGGTACCACTATATAATTGGTGATAACATGGAGCTTTTAAAACTAAAAAATGAAATATGGGAAATTTTTGACGTTGAAGGGGATGACTTGCAGGGTGCTGTAATGCGCGCGGCTCAAGACGAAAAAGCACTTTCGGCCTACTGTAATTTGGTGGACGGGGATTTAAGTGTAGACGAACTGCAAAAAATTTTCCAATATTACTATGCGGATCGCAAAGAAAAAATGCAGGATTACACGCCACACACACTTGCCAAGTTGTGTGCTTCTGCAACTAAAACGAATGGCGGTGTTGTATATGATCTATGCGCCGGGAGCGGTGCACTGACAATCCGGAAATGGGAGCAGAATCCCACAAAAACTTTTATTTGCGAAGAACTGGACGAGAGAGTAATCCCGCTTTTGCTGTTCAACATGGCGGTTCGGAATATGGGCGGATGGGTTATCAACAGAAATGCCCTGACAATGGAAACGCAAGCGGTTTATCGGCTTGAAAGTGGGAAAAGATTTTCCGCAATCAAGAAAGAAGATACGGCCCCGGAGATTTCGGCAGACGAAATTATTTCAAATCCGCCTTATAACATAAAGTGGGATGCGCCGGAACCGTTGATGGCAGACAATCGCTTTTCTGGAAAGCCTATCCCACCGAGCTCAAACGCAAATTTCGCTTTTGCGTTAACGGCTTTAAGCCGTATGAAAGAGGATGGGCGATGCGCCTTTATCCTCCCGTGTGGATGTCTATCATCCGATGTAGAAAGCGAAGTGCGGGAATATTTTATATCAAGCGGACTTGTCGAGCGGGTCATTTTGATGCCTGATAAGATGTTTGAGAGCACGTCTATCCCAACCTGCGTTATGGTATTTAGCCATGGAAATAAAACAGTGAAGTTTTATGATTGCAGGAAAAAGGCTGAACAGGAACAGAGGGACCAAAACGGGCAATTTGGCGGAGCGAGCCACGAGAACCGAACCTATCATAAAACAGTTAATATCTTGCCTGATGCACTGATTGACGAATTATGCGGAGAATGCAAAGAAATCGCAGGGTTTTCACAAGAAGTCGCATTATCAGAAATTGCAAGTCGGGACTATATCCTTATTCCATCCAGATACATAAATTGTGAAGAAAAAGAAACTAGCCATCGGCCTTACGCTGATATTATGGCCGACATTAACCGGATTGCCAGAGAGCGGGCGGTCATTAAGATTACCTGCAATGAAACATTGGCGAAACAGCTAGGGCTTTATGAAGTTGCACAGATGGAGACAGAAAAGTGTGACGACGGCTTAAATAAAACATTTGAATTCTTGGGTGGGAAATATGAAGGGAAACGATATATAACCTTATCGAAAAACAAAAACGAGTTCAAGGTTGAAAATCAGGACAAGGAAATCCTGTCCAGCTTGATAAATTTTTTCCTCCCAATGTGGAAGCAGCATATTTTTTACCTGAACTTAGAGGAAAACAGGTTGATGGCAGAATTGCGGGACGCCGTGTTGCCGGAACTTATGAGCGGAAAACTACAAGTATGATGTAACACCGTACAGCGGATTGCATCAAGGGCGTGCCCGTCTCGCTGAAATGATGGGAGGGTCGGGTACGGGGAATTTTTGATTGAGGTGGTGACATGGCTGCACGGCTGACGGATAAGCAGAAAAAGAAAATAGTGGCTGATTATCTGGAGACCGGCAGCTATCGCGCTACAGCAAGGAAAAACCGTATTGCAGATGGGACGGTAAAGAGAATTGTCCTTGAATGTAGCGATATTGAGCAAAAAGTAGCACAGAAAAAAGAAGAAAACACTGCTGACATTCTCGCTTACATGGAGAGCCAGAAGGGGCTTGTGTGCGAAATCATCGGAAAGGGCCTTGCCGCGCTCAACGATCCTGAAAAGCTGGCGGAGGCCACACCTGCGCAGATCACGACGGCCCTGGGGACGCTGATCGACAAGTGGACGGACATCAAGGGTGAGGGGAAAGAGGACAAGGTGCAGGTGATTATAGATGTCTGAAGTGCGCTTATCTACTGTACTTGGCCCCGCATTTCATTTGCTGGCCCGTGATGTATTCCGACACAGACACACTCACTATGACTTATCCGGCGGGCGTGGGTCTCTGAAGTCATCTTGCGTTTCGCTCCTTGTTCCGTTGATTCTACTGACCAATAAAGGGACACATGCGCTGGTCCTGCGCAAGGTTGCAAACACCATTCGAGACAGCGTATATGCTCAATATCTGTGGGCCATTGGCGAACTTGGAATGGCGGACTATTGGGAAGCTAAGGTCCAGCCGATGGAACTGATTTATAAGCCGACAGGACAGAAGATTATGTTTCGTGGCGCTGATGACCCCATGAAGATCAAGTCTATCAAGGTGCCTTTCGGATATATCGCCGTCACCCACTTTGAGGAAAAGGATCAGTTTGCAGGGCGGGCGGAAATCCGAACCATTCTTCAATCCACAATGCGTGGCGGCTCTAAGTTCTGGAACTTCGAGAGCTACAACCCGCCGATCAGCCGGGACAACTGGGCAAACAAAGATAGCCTTGAAGAGAGAGCGGACAGGCTGTGTCATAAATCCACATACTTGGAAGCCCCGCCAGAGTGGTTGGGGGAACAGTTCCTGCGAGAAGCGGAATACCTCAAAGAAACGGACGAGCGGGCATATCAGCATGAATATCTCGGGATTCCGGTTGGTACGGGCGGGAATGTCTTTGAAAATATCGACGTTCGAGAGCTGACAGACGAAGAAGTTTCCGCATTTGACCGGATTTGCAACGGCGTGGACTGGGGATATTTCCCGGACCCGTGGGCATTCAATCGCTGCCATTATGACGCGGCACGGCGTGTGCTGTATATCTTCGATGAGCTGACTCGAAACAAGATGGGCAACCAAGAAACGGCAAATCTACTCCTTGAAAAGGGCTTGACCAGAGAGGACCGCATTGTTGCAGACAGCGCGGAGCCGAAAAGTGTAGCGGACTATAAGAAATTCGGCCTGCACTGCACGGGTGCTATTAAAGGGCCTGGAAGTGTGGAGTATTCCATGAAGTGGCTGCAATCCCTGAAATCTATTGTGATTGACCCAAAGCGCTGTCCGGATACCTGCGAGGAGTTTATGGAATACGAATACGAGCGGACGAAAGACGGCGACATTATCAGCGGATATCCTGATAGAGACAACCACCATATTGACGCCGTCCGCTATGCTACGGAGCCAATCTGGAGACGGCCTGGGCAACAGGCAAAAAATACTTACATACCTCTTTATGCACGGAGGTGAGATGTTGAGGACATATCAAGACCTGCTGGCGGTGGGTGAGAACGAAAAAGACCGCATGGAATTCGTGCGGGGAGCCGTTCAGGACCATACTTCCAGCGATGATTATAAGATTGCCGCTGCTGCGGAGGCGTACTATGCAAAGCACAACCTGACCATTGAGAAGTTCCAGAAATTCCTGTACAAAGCCAACGGGCAGGCTTATCCTGATCTGTTTTCTGCGAACTACAAGCTAAAAACCCTGTTTTTTCGGCGGTTTGTTATCCAGCAGGTTCAATATGTGCTTTCCAACGGCGTTACTTTCGAGCAGGACAGCACAAAAGAGCGGCTTGGAGAGACATTTGATAGCAGACTGTCCCAAATGGCTAAGAAAGCCATGGTGGACAAGGTGGCGTTTGGGTTTTGGAACTATGACCATCTGGAGGTTTTCAGCTACGCTGACACGCCAAACGAGCCGGGATTTGTACCGCTGTACGACCAGGACGATGGTTTTCTAAAGGCCGGAATTCGCTATTGGAGCCTGGAAGAGACACAAACGAAACGTTATACCCTCTATGAGCTGGACGGATACACAGAGTACATCCAGCGTAAAGGCGAAGACATACAGGTAAGCCAAGACAAGCGCTCCTATCGGCAGACGATCCGCCGGTCAGAAGTGGACGGGGAGACTGTGGAGGGCGGAGACAACTATCCGGGTTTCCCGATCATTCCCATGTATGCCAATGATCTTCGCCAAAGTGAGTTGGTTGGAATTCGGGAGTCCATTGACTGTTACGATTTCGTTAAGTCTGGGCTTGCCAACGAAATTGACGATTCCAGCGGCATTTACTGGGTTTTGCAAAACTCCGGCGGCATGGATGACGTAGACATCGCCCGGTTCCTCGATAGGATGCGGACATTGAGAGCCGCAACGGTGGACAGCGACGACGGAGGCGGGGCGGAGGCACACACACTGGATGTCCCATATCAGGCACGAGAAGCCATGCTAACACGTCTCAGGAGTGACCTGTACGAGGATTTCCAGCTTGTGGACATGGATAAGATCATGAGCGGAAACCTGACCGCTACGGCTATCAGAATGGGCTACCAGGGCCAGGATGACAAATGCGGCGACTTTGAGTATTGCATCCGGGACTTTATCGGGAAGCTGCTGGCTTTGCTTGACATTGACGACACGCCGTCTTTCCAGTGGAACCGGATCGCAAACCAGTTGGAAGAGACGCAGATGGTCATGACTGCAGCTACTTATTTGGACTCTGAAGCCATTCTCCGCCATTTGCCTTGGCTGACAAACGATGAGGTAGATGACATTTTGGAGCGGAAAGATGCCGAAGCAATGGACAGGCTGGGGGTGACGAATAATGCCAACAGACCTGGGGCACCAGTGGACGGATCAGGAACTGGAACGGCTGGAACGGAGAATAGCGAGGGTCTACTGGGAAGCCTGGGATGACCTTGAAAAAACAGTCATCGACTACTTTGAACGCTTCCAAGAACGGGACGAACAGATGAAAAAGCTGATCGGAACCGTTCAGAATGGTAAAACCTGGACAGAAGAAGATTACAAACAATGGAGATTGAACCAGATCGGGCGCGGAGAGCGATTTGACGATTTGGCCGTCAAGGTTGCGGAGCGGTACACCAAGGCCAATGAAACCGCAATCGCCTATGTGAATGATGATACGCCGTCTATTTACTCTCTGAATCGCAACTATGCCGCGTATACCATAGAACAAGTAGCTGGTGACGCAGGGTTTACACTGTGGGACGAACAGACCGTAAAGCGCTTGATCGTGGAAGAACCCGACCTGATGCCATATTACCCGCCTGAAAAGGCCGTAAAGCGAGGGATTGACCTGGCATGGGGAAAGAGACAAATCACTGCCTCTGTGACAAGTTCCATCTTGCGGGGCAGAAGTATCAAAGGGATTGCGGACGATTTGCAGAACCGCATATCGGATATGAACCGGACAAGCGCCATAAGAGCCGCAAGGACTGCCGTCACAGGCGCGGAAAACGCCGGGAGGATGGACAGCTATGTGGCGGCGGCTAAGATGGGGATCAAGGTTAGAAAACGGTGGATAGCGACTAAGGATAACAGGACCCGTCACAGTCACGCCATGCTGGACGGGAAAACCGTTGACTATGACAAGCCCTTTGTGTCTGACCTGGGGAGCGAAATGATGTTCCCGGGAGACCCGCAAGGCGCAAAGCCCGGTGATCTGTATAACTGCCGGTGCAGTATGCGGACTGTGGAAAAAGAGGGAACAGAGGCAGAGCCCCGCCAAATGCGAGTAAAAGGGCCTGATGGGCGGTATGTGCTTGTCAATGAAATGACCTATTCTGAATGGGAAGAGTGGGTGAAAAGCCGTGGCGAATAACAGCGAAATGCGAATTGACGTTGTAAACAACTCCGTCCAGGTGGGAGAAGCGTTTCGCGCGGCTTGCCTGCGGGCCTTGGAGCGCTGCGGAATGGAGGCGGAAGGGTATGCAAAGGACCTTGCCCCGGTTGACACTGGGCGGCTTAGAAACGGCATTTCACACGCAGTTTCTGAAGATGAAATGGCCGCTTACGTCGGGACGAACGTCGAATACGGCGTTTACCAGGAATTAGGCACCGGCATTTATGCGGAGGGCGGAGGCGGCCGGCCCACACCGTGGGTGTACCAGGACGCACAAGGCAACTGGCATTGGACAAGGGGCAATCAAGCACACCCGTTTTTGAAACCGGCGGTGGCAGACCACCCGCAGACCTACCGGAATATCATAGAGGATGAACTGAAAAATGGATGAAAAAGCATGGGCCATTATCAAGGCCATCATTACCAAAGGAAACGACGCCGTAGTCCGAAAAAAAGGAGATGGGTACATTGTTCTGGAGGACAAGCGGGAAATCAAGTTCCAGGCAAAAGAAAACCGCCCCGGTTAGGGGCGGAAGAAAGGCATTAGTCAACTAATATTTCACGAAATCTTTCTTTGTCATAGTGCACAAGAACCGTGCTTCCACCAGAGCGCAGAGAAACTTCATACCCATATCTGGATGGGACGAGCGATAGCGAGAGAGATTCGTTGCAATCAGCGAACTTGACTTCCCCGGACTTGTGCAATAAATCCCACAACTTGTTAAATCTCGTGTTGTTCATCTTTTTCCCTTTCTGCCCTCGTGACCTCCGGGGCGGGTGGTTGGTTTAGTTGTGGCAGCCGGTAGCGTTTGCAAATGCAATCAAGGCTTGCTTTGCGGCTTCGTGCGCCGCCTTCAATCCAAGGTTTTCTCTGTCTGCGCAGTATGCGTAAAAGAGTTTGCATTCATTTTCGGCTAAAGTATCAAGGATTTCTTGGTTTGTCATTTCTTTCCCTCCCGGCCTGTGGCCTGTCTTGTTTGTTCCTTGTGAGTATAATATAACATGGTTTAACCATATATTCAAGCGGCAAATTTCACAAAGTTTAACCATATATATTGTGCGGATTGTACATTGTTAAACCATATAAAATCATGTAAAATGATTTTGGAGGTGGTACAATGGCGCTCACAGAGGCACAGAAAAGAGCGAATAACAAATACATTGCTGAACACATGACTGTTTTAGGGTGTAAGGTCCGAAAGGAATATGCGGACAAGGTGAGAGAAAAAGCAAAGGAAGAAGGGACCAGCGTCAATGCAATATTGAAAAGGGTGCTTGATGAATTTTTAGAAAAGTAAACACTGAACCCTGCTCTAATTGGTGAGCGGGAAGGACCGTTGGGGTCAACTTGTAAGGGTTTCTTGCAGGTTGGCTCCTTTTTTATTTGGTAAAACCCGCAAAGTACAGCGGTTTTTATATCACAGTCGCCCCCGAAGTACTGGGGCCGAAGAAAAGGAGACTGATTATGGCACTGACCAGACGTGCCCTCAAAGCTATGGGCATTGAGGACGAGAAGATCGACGAGATCATCACCATGCACACAGACACTGTGGACGGCCTGAAAGCGGACGTTGCAAAGTATAAGGCCGACGCAGAAGCCCTGCCCGAAGTACAGAAGCAGTTGGAAAAGGCGCAGGCTGACCTGGAGGCTGGGAAGAAAGACAGCTACAAGGTCAAGTATGAAGCCCTGAAAGAGGAATTTGAGGGCTACAAGACCGAGCAGACCAAGAAGGAGAGCCACGCGGCCAAGGAAAAGGCTTATCGGGCGCTCCTGCAAGAAGCCGGGGTAAGTGAGAAGCGCCTGGAATCCGTCCTGAAGGTCTCCGATGTGGACAGCGTGGAGCTGGACGAAAAGGGGACCATCAAGGGCGCTGACAAGCTCACGGAAAGTATCAAGAGCGAGTGGGCGGACTTTATCACCACTACGCAGACCAGAGGCGCACAGACCTCCAATCCCCCGGCAAACAACAACAGCGGTGCAATGACAAAGGCCGACATCTACAAAAAGGATGAACATGGCCGGTATGTTTTGTCCGCCGCAGAGCGTCAAAAGGCGCTCGTGGAAAACCAGATTACTTGAAAGGAATGATATTGAATGGCAGCTACCAATGTTGAGAGCTTTACTACCCCTCGCGATTCGCTCCCCAATGTATATACCACCGTGACCGCCCGCGAGGTGGACTTTGTTACCCGGTTCAATGACAACTGGGAGGCCCTGCGGAACATCTTGGGCATTATGCGGCCTATCCGCAAGACGCCCGGCACTCAGCTGATCTCTTACACCGCAAGCGTGGATCTAGAGGATGGCGAAGTGGGCCCCGGTGAGGTGATCCCCTATTCCAAGACCACCATCGTACAGGCCAAGAAGGATGACATCACCATTCAGAAGTACGCCAAAGCTGTTCCTATTGAGGACGTGGACAAGTACGGCGCGGAGATCGCCGTGGAGAAGTCCGACGATGCGTTCCTGACTAAGCTCCAGAACGTGGTGCTGGGTGACTTCTACACCTTCCTGAACACCGGTTCTCTGACCGGCACCGCCACCACCTGGCAGGCCGCTCTGGCCCAGGCTCAGGGCAAGGTTCTGGACAAGTTCGCAGGTATGGCAAAGGACGTGACCCAGGTTGTGGGCTTTGCCAACATCCTGGACGCTTACGACTACCTGGGTACTGCTGACATCACCGTACAGACGCAGTTTGGTATCAATTACATCCAGAATTTTATGGGCTACTCTACCCTGTTCCTGCTCCCGGCCACCATTTCCGGAAACTCCGGCATTGCCCGGAATACGGTGCTGGCAACTCCTGTGGAGAATATCGACCTGTACTACATCGATCCAGGCGACAGCGAGTTTGCCCGGCTGGGCCTGAACTACACCACTCAGGGTGAGACCAACCTGATCGGGTTCCACGCCCAGGGCAACTACTCCACCGCTGTGGGAGAGAGCTACGCCATCATGGGCATGAAACTGTGGGCTGAGTATCTGGATGGCATTGCCAAGATTACCGTATCGGCGGGGGGTTAATCGGGTCTGACACTTTAACGCTCTTCCCCAGCAGTCAGACCCTATTGGGGAAACAGGTCTCTGAATTGGTCGGTGATGATCTGACAGTAAAAGCCGATGGTTCTGTAACTGGTACATTTCACTATGTGACTGGGTATTCCGAGTTCAGCAGTTTGCCAGGTGAAGATAGCGGCTATTACTTCCCCTTCCACCTGACCAAAACCGGGACCAATATGACCTTCAAGAAAAACGGAGAGACCACAAAGGACAAGATTGCCTTTGACCCAGACATTGTATTCCGGGTGACAAAGGATGACACCTTTGAGGTGCTTGTGGACGATGCCAGCGTTGTGAAATTTACGTTCACTGGCGCGACATTTGAGCCGCAGGCAAAAGCAAAAACCAGATCGAAAAAGTGATAGGAGGGCGGCGTGATGCTTGAGACCGTTTTGATGTATCTGAATAACTGGTTCGTCGTGGGCCGGTATGACGATACATACACCATCGAGGACGGGAAGCTCACGCTGCCCTTTCTCGTAAATGGGCAGTATTTCCGCATTGTGGGGAGCCTGTTTAATGACGGGGTGTACCAATATCCGGCCGAGTTGACAGACGAGACGTTTGACGGTTCTGTATGGACGCTGGCAATCCCCAAGGCGCTGCTGTCCACTGTGGAAGAGATCACTGCCTGGACGGCCAAAAACGGGGACGGCGGGCCGTATACGTCGGAGAGTTTCGGCGGGTACAGCTATTCCAAGGCTACCAACTCCAAAGGGCTTGCGGTGGGCTGGCGGGACGTGTTCGCCGCCCAGCTTGCCCCCTGGAAGAAACCAGCGGGGAGCTGGCAATATGCGAACCCGAACCCGCATATGACTCCGCCGGAACCGCACAAAGACAACCCGTGGAGGTGAGAACGTGTCTTTGCTGGATGATTTTGCACGCACCTGCGTGCTGATGGAGAAAAAGCGTGTGCCAGATGGAGCAGGCGGCTACATGGTGCAATGGGAAGAAGGGGCGGAGTTCACCAACTACCAGGCGCTTGACACCTCCATGGAGGCCAGAATCGCGGAAAAGCAGGGTGTCACAAGCCTTTATTCCGCGCTGGTGGACAAGGATTTCCCCATCGAGTACAACGACGTATTCAAGGACACGGAGACCGGCCAGACCTACCGTGTGACCTCCAACCCGGAGGAAAAGCCTGCTCCTAAATCCTCCACGCTGCCTCTAAAATACTTCACGGCGGAGAAATGGAGCCTGACCACATGAATATCAACATTTTAGGAACAGAGTATACTGTCACCCTCGCAACGGAACAATCAGAGCCTCGCCTTGAAAACTGTGACGGATTTTGTGATGAAACCACGAGGGAAATCATTGTTGAGAATTACAAAAGAGGTCTAGCAGGCGGCAAAGGAAAACTGGAGTTGCAGGAGCAGAAAAACCTTCGACACGAAATTGTACATGCGTTTTTGTTTGAAAGCGGATTGGCCGAAAACAGCGATTGGGCACAAAACGAAGAAATGGTGGATTGGGTTGCCAAGCAAGGGCCAAAGTTGATTAAAGCATGGCAGGAGGCGGGCGCTTTATGACCAAGAACAAAGCGCTCTATTCCTGGTTCAACGAGGGAGCAATCCCGTTTTACCGTGCGTCCTCTGTTCCGAATGACGTAATCATGCCATATGGGACATACGAGTATATCGAGTCCGCATTTGACGCCGGAGAAGTCGGCCTGACAGTCAACCTATTCTTTCGGACGGAGAGCGAGGCCGTACCAGACGAAGCGGCACAAAACCTGTCTAAGCGCATTGGATACGGCGGCGTGACGATCCCCTGCGACGAAGGATACATCTGGCTGAAACGGGGATCGCCGTTTTGCCAAAGCGTTGTTTACGAAGAAGACCCGGCCATCAAGCGCCGGTTCATCAACATTACCGCTGAATACCTGACATTCAGCTGAAAGGAGACACAATGGGTAAATTTACAAAAATCCCGCAGAACACATTTGAGGAGCTGCAAATGGACGCGGGCGTTATTCTTACAAGTTTTGATCCGTCAACACCGGACGCTCCGGAAGATACGGATATTGTGTGCGCCACTACTGGCGGCATCCAGGTTTCCTGCGTTCCTACCTACTCCGACATGGGCGAGGACGTGGACAACTGCCCCGTCAATATGATGGAGCTGAAGCACCTGGACTCCTGGGAATGTACCATGAGCTTTACGGCTCTTGGCACGTCGCCGGAGGCAATCAAGCTGGCTCTTGGAGCGGCGGACATCGGCTCTCCCGATACCACGAAAGTCACGCCTCGACGGGACCTGTTGCAGACCGACTTCCAGGACATCTGGTGGGTTGGTGATCGGGCAGACGGCGGTATGGTGGCTGTGTGCCTGAAAAATGCTCTGTCTACCGGCGGATTTTCGCTCCAGACCACCAAAAATGGCAAGGGCCAGGTCTCTGTGGAGCTGACCGGCCATGTGTCCATGGACGCACAGGACACCATGCCCATGGAATTTTACTCTGCAGGTCCGGAGGAAAGCACCTGATGAGACTGTCTGATATCAAGGGTGAGCGGACGCTGGACGTGATCGCCGATATTATCGATCCGATTGCCAACATTGCGGAGGATGAGGTGGCGTCTGATCTGTTCAAGCGAGAAAAGCTGCCGGAAGGCATGACGGCCAAGAAATTCCTGTTGCAGAGGGCAAGAAAGGCCGCTCCTGCCCTCCTGAAGGGCCACAAGGGCGACATTATCTCAATCTTGTCCACCATCGAAGGGACCACTCCAGAGGCATACACAGGCACGCTGAACCTCGTCAAGCTCATCAAGGACACCATTGATCTGCTGACCGACGAAACGTTCACAACGCTTTTTATATCAGCGCAGAGCGGGGATTCCTCTGGCTCTGCGCAGGAGAGTACCGAGGCCCCCGGAGCGTAAAGGCTTTTTCCCGGTACGTCTTTGCACGGTTTGAACAAGACGCAAAAGACAAGGCGTACCGGGTTTATATGACTGACGTGCTGAAAATCCTTGCGGAGAATACTGCAAAATACTCCGGCGGCAGTTATATGAAGATCAGGTATTACGACCTTATTCGACCGAAGCCGGAGGAAAACCGCACCCCGGAAGAGATCATCGGGAACATGAAAGAAAAAATCGCACGGATAGGGGGTGGAGACGCTGAACCTGTTTGAATTATTTGCCCGGATTATTCTGGATACAAGTGATTATGATGATAACCTAGACGAAGCCAGCAGAAATACAGAGTCGTTTGCTGACAAACTGAAAAACGGCCTGTCTACGGCAGCAAAGGTAGGCGCAGCGGCTTTGACTGCGGCTGCTTCTGGAGTAGCGGCACTCACAAAATCCTCTATTGACCAGTATGCGGAGTATGAGCAGCTTGTGGGCGGCGTAGATACTCTGTTTAAGGATGCGTCCGATACGATCCAGCAATATGCGTCGAACGCATATAAAACTGCTGGCGTATCTGCAAACACATACATGGAGCAGGCGACAGCGTTTTCCGCCTCTCTGATCCAATCTCTGGGCGGGGATACACAGGCGGCGGCTGAGTACGCCAATCAGGCCATCATGGATATGTCTGACAATGCTAACAAGATGGGCACGGACATTGAGAGCATCCAGCAGACTTACCAATCCCTCATGCGCGGAAACTACGCTATGCTGGACAACCTGAAACTGGGGTACGGTGGCACAAAGTCCGAACTGGAACGCCTGGTTGCGGATGCAGAGGAATTGACCGGACAGGCATTAGACCCATCTAAATTCTCCGATGTGATTACTGCTATCCATGCGGTGCAAGAGAACATGGGAATCACTGGCACTACTGCTAAAGAGGCCGCAACAACCATTGAAGGCTCTGTCGGGATGATGAGAGCAGCGTGGGATAATCTGCTTGTCGGCATTGCAAATGATAACGGAGACCTAGGAAGCCTTACATATGAATTTGCGGACACTGTCGAAACTGCGCTAAGTAATATTCTTCCAAGAGTAAAAATAATTTTGGGCGGAATTGGGCAAGTTATTGCAGATATGGGCACAATAATTGCTCAGACGCTTCCTGAAATGATTTCCACAGTTTTACCATCGCTTATCAGCGCCGGGGCGCAGCTTCTTGTGGGTCTGGTGGCGGGCATTATCAGCGCTCTTCCCCAACTGGCGGCGTCTGTTCCGGAAATTGTTTCTGCCCTATACACAAGCATTGTTTCCGCTGGGCCGCAGTTGGCAACAGCAGGCACACAGCTGCTCTCTATGTTCACAAGTGGAATCGAAACCGGAATTCCGGATTTAATTTCCAGATTGCCGCAGATCATAGAAGGAATCCTGAATTTCATCGCAGAAAATCTCCCATCTATCTTGGACATGGGCGTTCAGATTTTGACTTCTCTGCAAGATGGAATTATAAACTCCATTTCGTCTCTTGTTTCGTCTCTGCCGCAGGTTATCTCCGCCATTACTGGGTTTATAGCAGATAATCTCCCAGCCATTGTGAACGCCGGAATTAGCGTGCTTGTAAACCTTGCATCCGGCATTGTATCTGCTATCCCACAGTTGGTTGCTGTATTGCCACAGATTATCTCTGCCATTGTGAACGGTATTGGAAATCTAATGGGAAGTATTGTAGATATCGGTGAAAACATTGTGCAGGGAATTTGGGAAGGCATCCAGAACATGGCAACCTGGATTAAAAACAAAGTAACAGGATTTTTCTCCGGGATTGTCGATGGAGTAAAGGGATTGCTTGGCATCCACTCCCCGTCCACGGTCTTTGCAGACATGGGCAAAAACATGGCCCTTGGACTAGGGGATGGCTGGGACAATGAGTATAGTCATATTCGGCGCGACATTGAGAATGGCTTGAATTTCGGAACCGCTAATGTTGACTACTCCTCTTCCATGTTGGGCCGGTCGCAGTCTGGATTATCCAATGCATTTAATAACATAGCGGCCACAATGGGTCAGAACTTTACAATCACGGTGCAGTCGGTCCTTGACGGTAAAGTTATCGGCGAAACTGCTTATCAGTATAGCCGCAATAAACAGCGGGCTTACGGAACGTAGGTGATGATATGAATGTTACATTCAAAATCGGGACTCTGGACTTATCCTCCAAGCTATCCACCTATAAAGTGACGTGGGAGGTTTCCTACCAGAAGATCATTACAACACTTGACAATGTGGAGCATCCATTTTCTGCACCGAAAAGAGCAATCGTGGATTTCTCTCTTTTGCCCCTTGACGATGACTTGGCCTCGTCTGTTTACGATGCGCTGGCAGAACAGACACAGACGGTTACTTTTACCGACCCATATAGTGCAGCAGATATTACAAGGTCTATGCGCATCACCAACAACCTTGAGGCGGAGTTTGGCCTGAAATCCGTGAACGGAAAGCGGTACTACAAGGGCGGAGAAATCCAAATGAGGGCAAACTGATGCAGCTTACAAGCGATCTCTATAAAGAAATACTATCCAACCCGAACCACTATAAGGAAACCAAACTGAACATTGCAGGGGTGGAGTATGGACAGGAAAACATTGTCTCTGTCCGGACATCCGGTGGACTTTTTACTGCTCCCGGAATCGGAAATTGCGCCGCCCGGCAGATTGACCTTGAAATACTACCGACCGGAGCTATCCCGAGACAGGCTCAAATAAAAGTTTTTGTTCGGTTGGCCTTGGGGGAACAGCGGTCCGAATGGTTGGAAAAAGGCGTATTTTTTATCTCCACTAGGACGAAAGACAAGCGAACGGGAAGCCTGACTATTACTGGATATGACGCTATGTTGAAAGCAGAGTCGGTATGGCTCAACTCCGATTATGATACTGAAAACTGGCCCATGTCACAGCAGGAAGCGGCAGAAGATATTGCCTACCGGATGGGGGTAGAGGTAGACCCTAGAACGGTTCTGACAACATCATTCCCTGTGGATTATCCCGTGGACGAAAACGGTGACTTGACCATGCGGGAGGTACTGGGCTATATCGCCGTATCCAACGCCGGGAATTGGATTATCACCGATGAAGGGAAATTGCTGCTAGTGAAGTATGGCGACATTCCTCCAGAAACGTATTATCTGGTTGAGGAAAACGGCTTTGCAATCACGTTTGGGGGTGACAGAATCCTTGTCTGACAAATTTTTTTTGGGGCCCCACGTCGGGGAGCTAGAGACAGGAGACATACCCGCCAACATCAGCAGAGTCAACTTGTCCGTAGACAGCGACCATTACTATACCGCTGGAGACGATACCGGCCGGGCTATCGAAGTAACCTGCCCATGGGGCACGCAGGAGATGGCGAACAGTATCCTGGCCGCTATCAGCGGGAAAACATATCAGCCTTATACAGCGACGGATGCACTTTTGGATCCTGCAGCAGAAATCGGGGACGCGGTGACGGTAGGCGGATATTATTCGGTAATCGCCTCTATCAACAACTTATTTGACCGAGCCTGTGCTCCAACCATTTCCGCCCCTGAATCGGACGAAATTGACGATGAATACCCTTATGAATCCAAAGAACGCCGTGAAACAAACCGACAGCTCGCCCACACCCACTCCCTAATCACCAAAACAGCCGAGGAAATCCGGCTGGAAGTCAAAAACGAAATTGACGGGCTTTCCGCGTCCATTGATATCAAACTGGATAGCATCACCAGCACAGTGCAGGGATTGGATAACCAAATATCCCAAATCCAACAGACCATAGATTCTATCACCCTAGAAGTTTCCAATAGTACAGCATCTTCCAGGATTAGTTTAGAGATTAACGGGATTACCGTGGCTTCTAAAACTATCAGATTTACAGGAGATATCGTTTTCGAGAGTGATCTTTCGTCTGGCACCACTTTGATTTCTGGCGATTGTATTCGGACTGGCCAAGTTAGCGCCAATTACATCCACCTGGGCGGCAAAATGGATGTGTACCGAACATCCGGTGGAAGTTCATTCGGCGGATATATCGGATATATGTCCGGCATGACGGCTTCGGGGAGCTCCACGGCGGGCATTGCCATCGCCAGCAGCAACGAGGCGGCGGTGGTGATCTGCACCACCAATGGCGCCCGGATGGGATATGACGGCGTTTCCACGGTGGTGTGCACCGCGACGCAGGTCTCCATCACCGGGGACACGGTATTCATCAACGGGGAGCCAGCCACAACCTCCGACGCGCGGCTGAAAACAGAAAAGCAATATGACGTAGAGAAATACCTGGGTGTATTTGACCGGCTGAAGCCCTGCACCTTTGTCTATGATGGGCACAAACGCCGCCACCTGGGCCTGATCGCCCAGGAAGTGCAGGAGGCCCTGGCGGACGAAGGTATCCCGGAGAGCGACTTCGCGGCGCTTTGCACGGAGCCGCCTGGCGAGGAACGGCCGGACGGTCTTTATACTCTGCGCTATGGGGAGATTCAGATTATGGCGATTGCTAAAATCCATCAACTCGAAAAAAAGATTAAAGATTTGGAGGAAAAATTGAATGGCTGATTTGACCAAAATCCATGAAGAGGCATCCGGTGCCTATGCAATCTTGTCCTCACTGACTGTTAGCGGAGACGCCGTGGATGCCATTGCAGCTATTAGAGCTAAACTGCGCCGCGTGGTGGAACTATCCGCTCCGGAGGAAACGGAGAAGAAGCATGGCTGACAAAACGATAGGTTCTCTTCCCGTAGCTTCCCAACTTGATAATGATAGCCTGCTAGTTGTAGAGCAACAATCACAGGCGCGTAGTATCAAGGGAGAGCTAATCAAAAAGTTTGCGCAAGCTGCGGCTGCAGAGTCAGTTTCGGCGGCTCAAAAAGCGGCAGAAGAAGCGCAGCTTGCAAAACAGGGAGCTGACGTAGCCAAAGAAGCGGCAGAGGAAGCAAGGACAGGCGCGGAAAACGCGAAAGATGCCGCTGAGACCGCCAAAAACGCCATTGAGAATATGACCGTATCGGCAGAAACTTTACCGCCTGAAAGCAACGCCACAGCCACCAAAAAAGCGGTTGCAGAATCTTTCCACATTGCTTTCGGGATTCCGCGAGGCAAACAGGGGGAGCCTGGACCACAAGGCCAGCAGGGAATTCAGGGTCCGCCCGGCCCTCAAGGCCCCAGCGGCGTAGCTGTTGCGGCTGAAGGGCAATATGCTTTCAACATAGACGAAAATGGGCATTTGATCTTGTACTATACCGGAGATTCCGCGCCCGACTTTGAGATTGGAGAGGACGGGCATCTCTACCTAAATATTGCTTAAAGGAGGGCTGTGTCATGCCGCAGATTGATTTGGGCCAGGTTGTAGGCCCACAGGGAGCACAAGGGGAACCTGGACCGCAGGGCGCACAGGGTATCCAAGGGCCTGCTGGACCAGCAGCTACTATTAATGGTGTAAATGCCTTAATTATTGAGGCAGGAAACAATATCGAGTTGTCTCAAAGCGGCTCCACAACTAGGTTATCAGTCCCGACGGATGCTGCACCAACAGAAGACAGTACGAAACCTGTCCAGTCTGGAGGTGTTGCGGCGGCTTTGTCTAATAAGGCGCCTGCGGGGTTCGGGTTGGGAACGTCAAATCCGCGCCACATTGACGATGCCAATAATGCGTTGGAATCCGGCTGGTATTATCTTGATGCGTCTACGCTCAATGGACCAGAAAGCGCAGAATATAGCAACGTGATGTTAGTGCTTACTCGGAACAGTAATCCCCAAACAGTCCAGGTGTCCTTTAATGTAACCGATCTGGCGTTCGAACTTCGGCGCGTTTGCACAAACGGGGTATGGAGTCCTTGGGAGTGGGTCAATCCCCCCATGCAGTTGGGCGTCGAGTACCGCACCACGGAGCGGTACAACAGCAAGCCGGTGTATGTCAAAACGGTAGACTTGGGAAGATTGCCTGACCGTTCTAATAAATCTGTGGAGCACGGCGTAGCAGATATAGAAGCATGTTTTGAATTTTACGGAAATTACTATCCAACTGGCATCAATTTAATTGGGAATAGCACTTATACTAAGCTGTACCTCAATAACGATACAATTTACATCTCCACTGATTTATCTAACGCCAGTGCTATCGTTGTCATGAAGTACACCAAAACCACGGATTAAGGAGGGTGCCATGAAAATTATCAAATACCAGCTGGCGACAGAGATCAACCACGGCACCCCTGAGGAGCCGGACATCGAGACGGTGCTCTCCGGTGTTACGATGCCTTACACGGAGGCTTCTTACGCCATCGCCCAGACGGAGGCGTATCAAGGGCAGATTACCGTGGAGGATGATGGACGGCCGGAGCCGGAACCTGGAGCCGAGGACATTACTCTTGATATGCTGGCAGACCATGAGGAACGCCTGTGTATGCTGGAACTCACCACAACTACTGTATGACAAGGAAGGAGCAGGACCATGACAACTGTATACAATCTTTGCAAGCTGCTGATTGACCGGGGGCGGACCGAGGGCCTTCAGGAGAAGATGGACGTGTATCTCGCCGCCGATAGGCTGACCCCGGAGGAATACAGCGCCCTCAGTAAGATGCTGACTGCGGAGGCGGCAGAGTAAAATGGACGAGAAGTGCATCCTGGACCCGCAGAGGGATTGTCTGGGCCTCCAGAAAGCCAATATGCTGGAAAAGCAGATGTCGGAATGGCGGGAGGCGTCCCGCAGCACCCACAAAGAACTCTTTGACCGGATGCGGGAACTGGAAAAGGCGGAGGCCGCCCGGAATGAGCAGTACGACAATATCATGGAGAAGCTGGACCGGCTGATCGCATGGCAGGAGGCCGAGCAGGCCAAGCCGAAAAAGCGGTGGGAGGCCATCGTGGACAAGTCCGTGTGGGCGGTTCTGGCGGCGGTAATTGCCTTTGTCCTGGCTCGTATCGGATTATAAGAAAGCGACGCCCCCGAAGGAGCGCCGCAAGCCCGTAGTATTCGTTGTCTCCGTCCATTGCGACTTAACGCGGAGGGAGCGCTATCAAAACAGCACACGTCTGCACAACGGGCAATAACATCTTACATCATTAGAAACCGGCGGTCAAGCCGGATATTTGAAAGGAGCTACCAATCATGAACAAGACCATCAATAACATCATCAATGACTTCAAGAGCGGCAAGATTACTGCGGAGGATGCCAACAAGCTGCTGGTTGAGGCTGGCGCCGGATTCTCCCTGAACCCCGAAAAGAACCCCGATGGCGGATGGACCGAGGCAGAGATGACGGAGGGATTCCTTCCCGGCGAGGAAAAGGAGCCTCTTCCGGACAAAGTAGACATGGGCCGAAATCAGGCGCTTGCCGGACAAGTGGTTCGCCAGAATACCAAGCGCGGAAAGTTTGATGTGACCTATGATGCAGACGGTTATGCCGTCAAGGCCATCCGAGTGTAATCGGGAGGTCTGATATGGATATTTCCTCTCTTGGCATCACCGGAGTGGCGGCTATCACCGTCATCTGCCTGCTGATTGGGCAGGGCGTGAAAGCGTCCCCTCTGGACAGCAAGTTCATCCCCATCATTTGCGGTGTCTGCGGTGCTGTGCTGGGTGTGGTAGGTATGTTCCTCATACCTGACTTCCCAGCCACGGACTACATCACCGCGGCGGCTGTGGGCATTGTGAGCGGTCTGGCTGCTACCGGAGCCAACCAGGTAATCAAGCAGCTGGGAAGTGACAGTAAATGAGCTACACGATAAAGGAGCAGCTGGCGAACTCCGAGAACTATGGCGGTTCCCGGAACGCCAGCCAAATCCGGTATCTAGTGTACCACTACACCGGAAATGACGGGGACAGGGCGGCAAACAACGCAAAGTATTTTCAGAACAACATCGTCAAGGCCAGCGCCCACTACTTTGTCGATGATACTACAGTCTGGCGGTCTGTGCCTGATCTAAAAGTGGCATGGTCCGTCGGCGGCAGCAAGTACGCCAATGCTGACAAGACTGGCGGCGGCACCATGTACGGTGTTATCACCAACACCAACTCCATCAGCATTGAGATGTGCGACACCATCCGGAACGGTGTCTATCAGGCCAGCGAAGCAACTCTTGCCAACGCTGCCGCCCTGGGCCGGGCACTGATGGAAAAGTACGACATCCCAATTGAGAACGTGTACCGTCACTTTGATGTGACTGGGAAGCACTGCCCGTCGTACTTGGTGAACGCCCAGAAGTGGGCAGAGTTCAAGAAGAGACTGGAGGTCAAGATCGTGGACAATACACCCAGCGGCGCCCACAAGGAGGGCGTGGAATGGGCCATTGCAAACGGCATCCTGACGGGCAATAGCGATGGAGACCTGATGCTCTCCCAGCCCGTTACCCGGCAGCAGATGTGCACGATGTTGCATCGGCTTTGGGAGCTGATGAAATAAGAGGAAGGACGTGAGACTGTGAGCGCAAGAGTGAAACTGCCTGATCCGCTGGATAAACTCTTGCGCTCTCAGCTGGAAAGAGCTATTGAAGAGGCAGCACTCTATACAGACGATGAACTGATCGCAAGGCGGCGTATCATCGATAAGTGGAATCAAATTGATGTAGCGGCAGAATTGGGCTGGTATCGTAGCACAGTTAGCGATCACGAAAAGTATATATTCCAGAGGGTTAAGGATGTAGCAAAACAGCTTTACAAAAATAAGGGAGCCGGGGATTGACCCGGCTCCTATCTTTTATACTCGTAGGCATTCGTCGAAAAAGGCTTTATCTAAGATAAGCACATCATCAGAACAATTTTTGAGTTTAGTCATATTTTGCCCATTTACACCCACAACAACAGTTATTTTCCCGATAGTATTCAGAATTTCAAGCGCCGGAATATAATCGCTATCTCCGCTCACAATAACAGCAACATCATACGCATTTAAAAAGCCTTTTGCTATTAAATGAACCCCCATGTTGGTGTCGGTTCCTTTTTCCTCTACATAATAAGTTGACTTGTCATGAATATCCATTTCCTTCCCATAAACCTTCCGAGCGATATGCTGCCCTTCGATTACGGTAAAATATTTTTGATTTTTCAACCCATTTATCCAGTTATATGTATTTTTCCTGCGCTCATCCTGCATAAGAAATTCATCTGGCTTTGGGGCACACAAGAAAGTTTTTTCAAGGGTATGGTTCCCTGGAAGAAGGCTGACAATTTTCTGTGGGAACTTATTATAATCTAATCTGGCAGTAGGTTCCTCGATTTTGCGATAATAATTCATCATAGCGATATTGAAGTTTTCAAAATCAATAAAGACCATTGCCCTTCCCATATTTTATCCCTCCAGTAAATGTCTAAGGGGCCGGCGGGCTCGAAAGCCATACGGGCCCCGTCTTAGTCTAAGCAGAAAGACATGATACTTTCTGCTCCCTTATTATATGATTTAGAAAGGGATTTGTAAACACATTTTTGCAAAATTCTTCAGATACCAGCATACATAATACACACTCCCCTCATATCTCCCACATAGATGCCACCCAGCGGAAGTTTTTTTATGCGACAATATCAATAGGAGGACGTGAGGATCAAGGGCTGGTACACGTCGCCGCCCTCCTTGCGGCCTCCTGATTTCACTGATAAGGACGTGTTTGATTTGATTTTGAATGGTGCTGAATTGGTGGCCCGGCTGGTGGCCTGCGGCTTCACGGAGTCCACAGCAAGAGACACCTGCGAGAAGTATGCGGCGGAGGGAGACTTCTCCGGATTGGAACGGTTTATCCGACAGAATGAGCTTTTGTACGATGACAGGAAACAGTACGTTTGAATATTACAACGCCAATAGAGACGGAAAGAACGTAGGCGATTGCACCGTCAGGGCAATTTCCGTTGCCCTAGATCAGGATTGGGACACCACCTATTGGGGACTATGCTGGGAGGGCTACCTTGCCGCAGATATGCCGTCAGGAAATCCTGTTTGGGGCAAATATCTCCGTCGTAAAGGCTGGCGGCGCTATCTACCAGAGTACGAGGATATAACTGTGCAGGAGTTCGCTCATCAGCATCCCTATGGCGTCTATCTGCTAGCATTGGACACTCATATTGTCTGCGTCTTTGACGGGCGCATCGTAGATACTTGGAACAGCGGCGGAAAGACCGTGTTGTATTACTGGATGGAGGATTGATGTTAGTGCCATATCAATATATGCCCGGCTATCAGCCGTATTATCAGCCGCCTATGGCGGATCAGCTTGCACAGCTTCGTGGGGCACAGTATCAGCCCATTCCCCAGCAGATTCCGCAGGTACAGCCCCAGCAGGCGCAGACTGGTGGGCAAAGCATGGTATGGGTGAGCGGGGAAGCGGAGGCAATGGCCTATCTGGTGGCCCCCAACAGTGCTGTGGCGCTTTGGGACAGCAACGCTCCCACCATCTATCTCAAGCAAGCAGACGCTTCTGGCAAGCCGTCCATCAAAGTCTATGATCTTGTGGAGCGCACTCAAAAGCCTGTGCAGGCTTCACAGCCTCCTGTAGTAGAGTATGCACCACTATCCCGCGTGGAAGCTCTGGAGGCTCGTCTGAATGAGCTAACAGTGGTAAAGGAGATGCCTGTCAGAACCACAAAGAAAACAACCACAAAGGAGGATGCGGAATGAACCCCTTTTTCCAGGCAATGGGCGGCAACAGACAGCCCAACATGATGCAGCAGTTTCAATCCTTCATGCAGCAGATGCGGGGCAAAGACCCCAACGCCATGATACAAGAGATGGTATCCTCTGGCCGCATTACTCAGGACCAGCTCAACCAGGTCCAAAAGCAGGCCCAGCAGATGTCAGGTGTGTTTGAAGGGATGCGGGGAATGTTTGGGAAGTGAAGAAGTGAACTTCACTTTCCGCAGAATGTGAAGTGAATTTGCAAAGTGTACTTACCATTTCCAAACCATTTATTAAACCATTTCAAACCATTTAATCAAAATCCCGGCCGGGTTTTGAAAATAAATCTACAAAGGAGATAACACAATGAGTCTTTCTTCTGACGGCGCTGTGATGACCATGCCCGTGACTCCTGCCTATCAGGGCGGAAACGGCGGTTTCGGCGGCTGGGGCGGCGATTGGGCCTCCTGGATCATCCTGTTCCTGATCTTCGGCATGTTCGGCTGGGGCGGCTATAGCGGCGGCTGGGGTGGTAACTCCGGCAATGGCCTGGGTTCTCCCTCTGGTCAGGGTTGGGCCACCAGGGCCGACATCAACGAGGGCTTCGCCCTGAACGGTCTCCAGAACGGCCAGACCTCCATCCGGGATGCCGTGAGCAACGGTTTCCACAGTGTTGATAATTCCATCTGTAATCTGGGGTATCAGCTGCAGGATTGCTGCTGCCAGACCCAGCGGGCAGTTGATGGCGTGAATTACAACATGGCTACTCAGGCTTGCGATACCCGCAACACCATCCAGTCCAGCACGCGGGACATCATCGACAACGCCAACGCCAACAGCAGAGCGATCCTGGACTTCCTGACCCAGGACAAGATCGCTACTCTGACGGCTGAAAACCAGAGCCTGAAGTTCCAGGCTTCTCAGGCGGCTCAGAACGCTTTCTTCACCGCCAACCAGGAAGCGCAGACTGCCGAGCTGATCCGCCGAATCAATCCCATGCCTGTCCCGGCCTATCAGGTGCCCAATCCTTATGCCGGATGTGGCTGCAACCCCTGCGGCTGCGGCTGCTAAAACCCAATACATCAACTTTCCGGCATGACCGGAATGTTCGGCCCCGTGCCGATTTTGAACCATGCGGCGGGGCAACAGCCTCGCCGCTATCTTTTTGAAAGGAATGAAGTTTATGGCTGAATACAGCAACAGCGCAATCGTAACCGTTGCCGCTGGTCAGAACGTGCCTTTTACTGAGGAGGCCAACACAGGCAAGCCCTGCATTGTGCATCGAGAAGGCGCTGGGCTGGTGACTCTTCGCGGGCTCACGAACCAGTGCCGGGCAAAATTCAAAGTCTCCTTTGGAGCAAATATTGCTGTCCCTACTGGCGGGACCGTGGAGGCCATCACGGCAGCGATCTCTATCAATGGTGAGGCGCTGAATGCTTCCACCGCTACCATCACCCCGGCTGCCGCAGAGGATTTCTTCAATATCTATGTTGCCGCTGTGGTAGATGTCCCTCGCGGCTGCTGCGTCACTGTCGCCGCAAAGAACACCAGCACACAGCCTATTCTGGTAGCCAACAGTAATTTTATTGTTGAGCGTGTGGCCTGAAAGGAGAGAACAACATGAAAGCACTCTATGAACTGAAAGACAAACTCCAGGACGAACTGGACGAGATTGCCCGCAAGCCCGAGATGGGGGCCGGTGACCTGGAGCTGGTCCACAAGCTGACTGATACCATCAAGAACATTGACAAGATCTGCGCACTGGAGGAGGATGGGGGATACTCCGAAGCTGGCGACTATGAAGGTGCGTCTTATGGACGCGGCTCTAGCTATGCAAATCGTGGAAAACACTATGTCCGGGGGCACTACTCCAGGGACGGGCGTGGTGGCTATAGCCGGGATGGGCGCATGGGTGGATACAGCCGCCACGACTCCAAAGAGGCTATGATGGAGCAGGCTCAGGAGATGATGGATAACGCTACTACTGAGAGGGAGCGCGACGCCATTCGCCGCTTTATGTCCGAACTGGGTCGGGATTGATAGGGGGTGCCCCCTATGCTAGACCCCAAAGAGATCGACATTGAGATTGCTCGTCTGGAGTACGGAGAGAGCAGCTATCCCGCATACGCTAAATTAGCAACCTTGTACACCATCAAGAACCAGATGAAGAAGCAAGAACCGGAAATGCAAAGTCGTACCTATGAGCAAGCCTATTCTGCGGCTCCGGCTGAAATACCTGTAGAGGTCGGGAGATACGGAGACAGCGAATTTCTCCGCGAGGTTGAAGGGAGAAACGAGGAGCAGGTATGGGGCATTATGGATGACTTGATGGACACGCTCCAGGTTGCTAATCCCCGTGTGTATAACGGGGTAATGCGAAAAATACGGTCCCTATAAAAATTTCCGCCCTCAGAAATGGGGGCGGATTTCATCTGTAATTTCATCTGTAATTGTATGTAAATTTATATGATTTTGTGTTAAGACATATAACGAACAGTGATATTTTTCAGAAAACTGAAAACGGCTAAAAGCACTGTGGCACAAAGAAAAACCTCGCAACCGTTACGGCTACGAGGCTTCCTGTTTTGGTGACCCGTCGGGGATTCGAACCCCGATAGATAACTAATAAAACTATTGGAAATAAAGGGTTTTCTCTAATCTGTCTGTAAATTTATCTGCAATTTGGATTCGAAATAGCCATTTACTTTGCGCGCCGTTGCCCTTTGTTCGGAACTGATTGTATGCTGGTAGACGGTTTTTAGCATATTGTCGGTGGCGTGTCCCATGCGCTCCTCCGCGTACTTGTTTGGTATTCCAAGGGCCAGCATGACGGAGGCATTAATATGGCGCAGATCGTGGAAGCGGTAGTGCTGGATGCCAGCCTTTTTGCAGATGGTTTGGAATCGACAATACAGGGCGCGGCGTGAAAGATTTACAATATACTCCCCATTATGCGGTGCTACTGCAATCAAATTTTGAAGATACTCTGGGAGATCAAGGTCCCGTTTGGAGATATATGTTTTGGTCGTCTTGACGCCCTCGTCCACTTTTGCCCGCCGGATGTGGAGGACATCACCGTCAACATCTTCCCACCGTAGTCCTAAGATTTCGGACATACGCAAACCAAGCCAGAGAGCAAGCATGATCGGCAGCTCGTTTTCGGTGCCCCTACACGCATTCATGATGGTGCCTATATCATCGTCTGACGGGATAGAAATTTCATAGCGTACCTTTTGCGGGAGAGTGGTTCTAAGGGCCATGTCTGGCCTGTAAACTGCTAATGTGGCACTTAATAGCCCATGAGCGTTTCGGACAGTTTTAGGAGATTTATTCCGAGCCATCATATTGATAGACCGCTGGACGATTTGCGGCGTGAGACGGTCCAAATCAATATCCATGATGTCTTGCAAGGCATTCGTACGTATCCTCTTATATCCGGCAATCGTGGCTGGGGACAAAACGGCGTCCTTACTTTCTACATATTGGTCTATGGCCTCGCCAACAGTCAGCCCAGTCTTTTTCCTGGCCGCTTTGGCTCCGGACTTTATCGCTGCCGCCTGATTTTCTGCCTCTTTTTTTGTTGGGGCGGTAATGGATATTCTCTCCCCAGCTATCATAACGCTAACATTCCAGTTACCGGATGGAATCTTTTTGGCTGTTGGGAGCTTCAAGAGGATCACCTCCTTAGAAGTACGCCGCCAGGGGAGACCTGACGGCGATTTTTTATGCTTCCCAATGATACCCGCAATTTTGGCAAACACACACAGATTTTTGCTTTTGTTTCAGTTTTTGTTTTTTGGGCGCAAAAATTTTTACGATTAACGCAGGAAGTGTAAACACAAGCCATTTAATAAAAATCCACCACCAGCCAATGCAAATCCACCATATAATTCCATGATGTTTGTCTACTAACTGCGTTTCGGTTACCATTTGAACGCTGACGTTTTCGCTTCCACACTTAGGGCATTTCATAATTTTCCCTCTCTCAAAAATTTTATTTTTTGTTGCACGTCTCCATGCAATTTTCGACTGTATTCCCCATATAGTAGAATCTATAATGGGAGGCAGCACCATGACTTTCAGAGAATCCTTACTTGCCCTGCTTGATACCCGCAAAGACCGGGAATCCGCGATCCTGGGCGCAATGCTGATTATCCATGCAGAGCTTGAAAAACTTCTTGAACAAGAAGAACAGTAATTTTCACAAAATTTCAGCGCATATTTTCACTTGCACGCTATGGCTTATCATGCTATACTACAAACAATAGAACAAATGTTCTAACGAAGGGAGCAACTGGAAGATGGATGAACGAGATGTGACCTGCGTTGAATTGCTCTGTGAGAGAGTAAAAGATGAAGATGATTTTATTTGCTTTCTTCGCTTTTGCTCTGATCGGCTAAATAGAGACGAGCCAGTTCAAGCAATTTGGAGCGCCTATCAGGCGATAAGGACTCAAAAATAGACAAGATTTCAGCTTTACCGTCCTCAGAAATGGGGGCGGTATTTTTTTGCTCTCCGGTCAAAAAAGAAACTTCAACCCCGAACAAATCCGCAATTCTTTGTATAGTTGTTTCTGCCGGAACAGTTTTTTCGTTCCTCCATTGGGATACTGCGGATGCCGTTATATCTGCTCTTTCATAAAATTCTGCTTTTGTTAGTTTTCTCTCTTTACGAAGACGATCAATTTGAGAAAGGAAAAAAATAATGTCCATAAAGTCCTCTTCAAAATCACTTAATAAAATTAAGAAAAGGGACTTGACATTAAGCTGCATATGCCTTATACTTAATATTGTTAAGTGATTTAGCCGCAAAAAACCAGGCCCACTTAATATTGGGCTTGCACCGTTTTCTATTGTCCTGACAATTCAATATTAAGCGGTGCAGCCCAAAATGTCAAGTAATATTAAGCGTTTTGGGGGTGAAATTTTGAGATTTAAGGAATGCAGGGAAAAAGCGGGTCTTTCACAAAGGGAGGTTGGGGACAGACTTGGTATTTCCGATTCTGCTGTTTGCCTTTGGGAGAGAGAACAGGGCGGATCACTTCCTAGAGCTAGTATGCTCCCTGCAATCGCAAAGCTCTACGGCGTCACCGTAGACGAGCTTCTTTCGGATCATGATGAGGGGTAAGGAGGTATAAGAATGACTACAAGAGAACGCCTTGAAAATGCGCTTATCGAATTTGTTGAGAGAGCATCCAAAAAGGAAGCGACTCCCGCAGAGGTGCAAGCTCTACCGGAAGTCGCCGCCGTTTTAGAGAGGTCTCTGTCTAGTTACTGATTGCCAAGACCGGGAACATCTTTTGCGATTTCTTCAATTTTAGAATAAACCGCTTGAAAGAAGTCCCCTACGCTTTCTCCGCCCGCTTTATCTACACGCAGATTACCTTCGCTCATAACAGCTACGGTAATTTCTTTGGCGGCTTCGATTGCGTACTTTTTAGAACGATCCATTATCTCACCTCCTTTCTCCCCCATCCTATCACATCCATGGAGAAAGGACAATAAAAGATGCCCCCGCCGATGCACCACCACCGACGAGGGCTGCGGAACCTATTGAAAGCGCCAACAGGCCCGCGAGGTTATTATACACGCCTCCGGGTCAAATGACAAGGAGGTTTTTATGAACGAAAAAGACAGCATTCAAGCCCTTGAAAGGCAGGCAAGGAACACCAATCGTCTTATGGACAATCTCTGTCTCGCCTGGAAAGGCCGCACATGGGAGGAGGCCCACATGGATTACACATTTGAAGATTACCGCAAGGCACTGGAAGGTGCTGGCCCCAAGTTGAAGGAGCTGATTCTGGACCGGGCGGCACATGATCCCGGCATCGACTTGATGGAACTGAAAGAACTGGTATCCAGTGCGTACCCGGAAGATGTGTAAAAAATCCCGCCTGACCGTTACCAGCAGTCAGACGGGCAAGGATTGAGCAACCACGAACAATCCCTTTGGATACAGTATATCGCCTCCAAAAGGGAAAATCAAGGAGGAAATCATGGCGCGAACAAAACTAAGCAGGTTTTCTGTTCCCCCATGTGAACAGAGGGCGAGGATTCTTCGTTCTGCCGGAGGACGTATGGGGTATACCGATCGGGACCTGGGAGAATTGGCTGGAATGACCCAATCTAATATCTCTATGAAACTAAGCGGAAAGCGCAAATGGTGGTTGGATGATATTAGCGCCTTAGATAAGGTTTTGTCACTGACTGATGACGAAATAATCCGATTTGTGCGTGCAGGGAGATAAAAATGAGTACATACATTTTTGCTTTAATCGGCATTTGTACGGCTACGTCATGGTTCATGCGCTTCCTTTCCTGGATGGAGGGAGAGCGGTGAAAGTCGGAGACGTACTGTACATGACGCCTACACTGGACACCAGCGCATTCATGAAAGAAAAAAACGGCCCTAGACGGTGCTGGGTGGTCTCCATCAACGAGCGGCACCATCATTTCACCGTGGAGTTCGATTTCCCCGAAGGCAGCTTCCGGGAAACCTACAAGGAGGAATAACGCATGGACAAACAAGAGTTGAAAAATATTTTGGACAAGCACCTTAAATGGATACGAGGCGAAAATGGCGGAAAACGGGCCAACCTGTTCGGGGCCAACCTGTTCGGGGCCAACCTGTCCGGGGCCAACCTGTTCGTGGCCGACCTGTCCAGGGCCAACCTGTTCGGGGCCAACCTGTCCGGGGCCGACC